TAGTTTGATTTACTCAGTCATTCGGGTATAATACTTTCTACCCACATTGAAATATATGCTAACAGTACAAGATATTAATAAAATTACAGATCCAGTCGAAAGAAAAAAACTTAAGATTCAGATCATACAACGAGAGCAAAGAAAAGAACTTAAACAAATTCGTACTAAATTTTTACCTTTTGTAAAAAGGATGTGGCCAGATTTTATAGAGGGGTCCCATCACACTGAGATAGCAGATAAGTTTAATAGATTGGCAACTGGAGAATTGACCCGTCTAATTATAAACATGCCGCCTAGGCATACTAAATCTGAATTTGCATCATTTTTTCTTCCTGCATGGATGATAGGACAAAACCCAAAATTAAAAATTATTCAAGCGACCCACACCGCAGAACTTGCTGTAAACTTTGGTCGTAAAACAAAACACTTAATTGATTCTTCTGAGTATCAACAAATTTTTAAAACAAGACTCCAGGAAGATAGTAAAGCTGCAGGACGTTGGAATACTTCTGATGGCGGTGAATACTTTGCAGTCGGTGTCCAAGGTGCGGTAACCGGTAGAGGTGCAGACTTATTAATTATAGATGATCCACATTCAGAGCAAGATGTGAGCTCACCTGTTGCATTTGATAATGCATGGGAGTGGTATACTAGTGGACCACGGCAAAGGCTACAACCAGGAGGTCGTATTGTTTTAGTTATGACTCGTTGGAGTACAAAAGATCTTACACAAAAATTAATTAATGCTCAGAAAAATGAAAACGCAGATCAATGGGAAGTTATAGAGTTTCCTGCAATCCTTCCAAATGGTAAACCGGTCTGGCCTGAATATTGGAAGCTCGAGGATCTTGAATCTGTAAAAGCATCTGCTGGTGTTGCAAAGTGGAACGCGCAATACATGCAAAATCCAACTTCAGAAGAAGGAGCTCTTATCAAAAGAGAATGGTGGAAAAATTGGGAACTCGAACACATGCCTGTTCTTGAACATACTATTCAAAGTTATGATACTGCATATTTAAAAAAGGAAACAGCTGATTATAGTGCAATTACCACTTGGGGAGTTTTTCGTCCAAACGAAGATGCTGGTCCACAAATAATATTATTAGACTCTTACAAAGAACGATTAGAGTTTCCAGAGCTACGTCGTGTTGCATTAGAACAATATAAATATTGGAATCCAGATACAGTTATTATTGAAGCTAAAGCATCTGGTTTACCTTTGATGTATGAACTTAGACAAATGGGAATACCCGCAGTAAATTTTACACCCAGTAAAGGTCAAGACAAAATTGCTAGGGTCAATGCAGTTTCTCCTATATTTGAAGCTGGTCAAGTATGGGCTCCTTTAGATCAAGAGTTTGCTCAAGAAATGGTAGAAGAAGTTGCTGCCTTTCCATATGGAGATCATGACGACTTAGTAGATTCTATGACTCAAGCGTTAATGAGATTTAGACAAGGAGGGTTGATAAGACACCCAGAAGACTATAAAGATGAAGCTCAACCTAAACGAAAAAAGAAATTTTATTGGTAATGAAAAAGAATCCTACATTAGTTAAAAACATGAAACACGTAAAGTTTGATCAGATACCACCGTTATCTGGCCCTGATCCACGAGGCTTGATTAATCAAACAAAACAAGATAAACCTAATCAATTGGAGAAAACAAATGGCAGACATAGACAAGTCACTAACCGAAATTAGAAAATCGGTTGAAATACCAGGGCCCGAGGAACAAGCAGAGGTTACTGAAGAGATTAAAGAATCATTACCCGATGCGGGTGAAACAGAGATTACCCCGACAGAAGATGGCGGCGTAGAAATTAATTTTGAACCTGGAGCATTTAACCAAGCACAAAGTGAAAACCACTTTGATAATTTAGCTGAGTTACTACCAGAGGATGTGTTAGGTCCTTTAGGTTCAGAGTTAAATTCAAATTACATGGACTACAAAGAGTCTCGTAAAGAATGGGAACACACATACATTACCGGCTTAGATTTATTAGGATTTAAATACGAAGATAGAACAGAACCTTTTTCAGGTGCAGCAGGAGCTACACACCCGGTTCTTGCAGAAGCGGTTACTCAGTTTCAAGCATTGGCTTACAAAGAATTACTCCCGGCCGACGGACCAGTAAGAACTCAAATTATGGGGGCACCAAACCCTGAAAAAGAAATGCAATCAACTAGAGTAAAAGATTTTATGAACTATCAGTTGATGGATCAAATGAAAGAATACGAACCTGAGTTTGATCAATTATTATTTTATTTACCACTTGCAGGATCTGCATTTAAAAAAGTTTATTATGATGACTTGTTAGGTAGAGCAGTTTCTAAATTTGTACCTGCAGAAGATTTAGTAGTACCTTATACTGCAACATCTCTTGAAGATGCAACAGCTGTTGTTCATCGTATTAAAATGAAAGGCAACGATTTAAGAAAACAAATGGTTGGAGGATTTTACAGAGATGTAGATATAGGTGAACCTGCAAATACTGAATCTGATCTTGAGAGAAAAGAACGAGAACTAGAAGGAATTACAAAAACAAAAGACGAAGACGTTTATAATATTTTAGAGTTTCATATTGATTTAGATTTAGAAGGCTTTGAAGATAGAGACGCAGCAGGCGAAGAAACAGGAATTAAACTTCCATACATTGTAACAATTGAAGAAGCATCACGTGAAGTATTATCGATTAGAAGAAATTATGAATTAGATGATCCAAAGAAAAAGAAAATTTCTTATTTTGTTCATTTTAAATTTTTACCCGGTTTAGGTTTTTATGGGTTTGGATTAATTCATATGATCGGTGGTCTATCAAGAACTGCAACTGCAGCTCTAAGATCATTACTAGATGCTGGTACCCTCTCCAATTTACCAGCAGGATTTAAGATGCGCGGCATCAGAATACGTGATGACGCGCAATCTATAACTCCAGGTGAATTTAGAGATGTGGATGCTCCAGGTGGAAATATTAAAGATGCCTTTATGGCTCTTCCATTTAAGGAACCATCACAAACTTTGTTACAGCTTATGGGTGTCGTTGTATCAGCTGGACAGCGTTTCGCGTCCATTGCTGACCTTCAAGTAGGTGATGGGAATCAACAAGCAGCAGTGGGAACGACAGTGGCTTTGTTGGAACGAGGAAGCAGAACAATGTCTGCGATTCACAAAAGAATTTATGTGAGTCTTAAGAATGAGTTTAAGATGTTGGCTAGAGTATTTAAATTATATTTACCAGAACAATATCCTTACGATGTTGTCGGTGGTCAAAGAATGATTAAGAAAACAGACTTTGATGACAGAATAGATATTTTACCAATTGCAGATCCTAATATATTTTCTCAAACGCAAAGAATTTCTATTGCTCAAGCAGAATTACAATTAGCACAATCTAATCCGCAAATGCATAACTTGTATAATGCGTATCGTGCAATGTATGAAGCTTTGGGTGTAAAAAATATTGATATGATTTTAAAACCTGTGCCAAAACCGATGCCAATGGATCCAAGTATCGAGGCAATACAAGCTTTAGCTGGAAAACCATTCCAAGCATTTAAAGGTCAAGACCATAGAGCTCACATTACGGCTCATTTAAATTTTATGACATCGTCAATGGCTCGAAATAATCCAATGGTAACTGCTTCTATGCAAAAAAATATTTTTGAACACATAAGTTTGATGGCATTAGAGCAAGTTGAAGTAGAATTTAAAGATCAAATTATTCAAATGCAACAAATGCAACAACAAATGCAAACAAATCCTGCTTTAGCGCAAGATCCGCAGGTTCAACAACAGATGATGGCGTTAAATATGCAAATTGAAGCTAGAAAATCTGTTTTAATTGCAGAAATGTTTGAAGATTTTGCTAAAGAAGAAAAAGAATTAATGGGTGAGTATGGAAATGACCCAATTGCTAAGTTAAAAGCAAGAGAATTAGACCTAAGAGCTAAAGATGACTTCGTTAAAGCTGAACAAGCTCAAGAAAAAATTAATCTTGACCGAATGAAGGCTATGATGAACCAACAAAACAAAGATGATAAGCTAGAACAGAACGAAGATCTTGCAGAATTAAGAGCAGCTACATCTATTGCAAAACAACAAATGGCTAACCAAAGTAAAATTCACGATTTTGGTAGAAATTTTAAAAAAAAGTAAGTATAAAAACAGAAGGAGAAAATTATGGCTTTAAAAGATAAAATGTCAGTAGGCAGAAAAGGTGAAGTTGTTATGTCAAATGCAACTGGTGGTCAGGAAATTCCTACACCGGAAGTAAATACAACAATTGACCCTAGATCTAAAATCCTAACTAACCAAGAAGCACCTTTCAATAAAATTGGAGTTGGTGAAGAAGTTGAAGTTAGAGGAACTAGAAGAATGCTGAAGTCTAAAAGTAAAAAAGCAACTTGGTACTAAATTATGTGGTTATCGGCAATTAAACTAGCCGTCTCTGCAGGAAGTAAAATTTATGCCAACAAGCAGAAGACAAAGATAGCTATGTCAGATGCACAGCTTATGCATGCATCTCGTATGGCCGAAGGTAAGGAAGCTTACCAAGGTAAACTTTTAGAAGCCCGTCAGTCAGATTGGAAGGACGAGGCAGTTTTGATAATTCTCTCAGCGCCAATAGCGATTTTGGCCTGGGCAGTTGTAAGTGACGATCCATCAGCTATGGAGAAAGTGAACGTGTTCTTCGAACATTTCGCGGCACTCCCGAGTTGGTTTACTAATTTGTGGATCCTTGTCGTCGCGAGCATTTATGGTATAAAGGGTACACAAATTTTCCGTAACGGAAAAAAATAATAAGGAGAAAAAATGGCAAATAGATACTTTAACAAACAAGTTGCTAACTCTAGATCAGCTGCCAAAGCAGGTGGAAGAATGATGAAAAGAGGTGGCGGAATGTCAACTGCTAGAAAAGATATGGCTTCAGGATACTACAAAGATGATATGGGTATGAAGGGTGGAGCTATGTATAAAAAAGGTGGTAAAGTTGGCAAAAAGAAACAAGGTTACAAAGCGAGAAAAGATGAGTCTATCGCTATGAGAATCAAAAAGAAAAGAACTAAGAAGCAATTAAAAGCTTCAAGAGATGATTCTTATGGAAGATTCGGAAGCAAAGCTAAAAAATCTGGTAAAATAAATAAATAAGGAGACTTATGCCGAAACCATTACCTAAAGGAAAAAAAGGAAAAGGAATAAGAAAACTTAAAAAAGTAGCACCACAAGTTGCAAAACGAATGGGTTACAAAAAAGGAAGAAGGGCTTGTTAAATGGCAAAACTGTGTCCAAAAGGTAAAGCAGCCGCGAAGCGTAAATTTAAAGTGTACCCTTCGGCCTATGCTAATATGTATGCATCAGCAGTTTGCTCCGGTAAAGTTACACCTGGTGGCAAAAAGAAAAGAAAAAAGATGAACATGGGTGGCATTGTTGACGAGGATATGACTTCTATCGTTGAACTGTAATGGCTGAAAAAGGATTACGATCATGGGTAAAAGAAAATTGGGTCGATATTGCAAACAAGCGGCCGGATGGTTCATACCCGAAGTGTGGAAGAAGTGGTGGAGAAAAAAGAAAAAAATATCCAAAATGCGTGCCCATTGCAAAAGCAAGAGCGATGAGCAAAGGGCAACGTGCGGGTGCCGTAAAGAGAAAACAAGCCAAGGCAAATACTGGGCCAACCCCTAGTAGAGCTGCAACATTTGCAAAAAGAAAAAATGCTTACTTGGGTGGTTTAATATGAAAATGCCAAATACAAAATATACAGGTAGTTTTATAAAAGGCGGTCCTGGAGAAAATCAAAGTTATAAAAAATATTACGGAAGCATGCTCGAAGGTTTTAAACGAGGTGGTGACGTAATGCCAAAAAGAAATAAAAAAAACTTTAGATCTACAAAATCTGGAGCAGGCATGACTACCGCTGGGGTCAAGGCCTATAGAAGAGCAAATCCCGGCAGCAAACTAAAAACAGCAGTAACTGGAAAAGTTAAAAAAGGTTCTGCTGCAGCAAAAAGAAGAAAGTCTTACTGTGCAAGAAGTGCAGGTCAAATGAAAAAATTTCCTAAAGCTGCGGCTAATCCTAATTCCAGATTAAGACAGGCACGTAGACGATGGAAATGTTAGAAGCACTAAAGAAAAGATATCAAGCTCAAATAGCAGAAGCCGAAGCAACATTAAATATTTATTTATTTAAATCTGTTGGGATAGGAGAGCATCCTCAACACATAGAAGAAATAGATAAACTGTTAGGAAAAATTGCAGAAGCTAAAGATAAGTTAGACGTAATTAATGAGTGGGGTAAACTACAATAATGGCTGATCCTAAAAAAGGCACAGGTAAAAAACCTAAAGGATCAGGTAGAAGATTATATACCGATGAGAATCCTAAAGACACTGTTGGAATTAAGTTTGCGACTCCTACTGATGCTCGTAAGACTGTTGCAAAAGTTAAAAAGATATCTAAACCGTTTGCAAGAAAAATACAGATCCTAACTGTTGGTGAACAGCGCGCCAAAGTTATGGGTAAATCAAAAGTCGCTGCTATATTTAAAAAAGGGAAAGAATCAATAAGGAGAAATAAAAATGGATGAAATTACATTAATTACAAAAATACAAAAAATGTTAAAAGAACGTTACCAACAAGTTGGTGACTCTATGGTTAGTGGTGGTGTTGACAATATGGAAAAATACAAGTACATGTTAGGACAGGCCCACGCCTACCAATTTATTTCAGGGGAAATATCCAACCTGCTAAACAAAGGAGCTAAAGATG